CTAAGATAGAAAAAACTCAAGAAAGCATAGTCATATTAGTACAGCAAAATCAGGATATGGTTCGTGCTGTGAGAAGCGATCTTAAAGCAGACATAGACCGTGTAGAGGCAGCAGTTGATGCCGCAGAGCGCAGAGGTCGTGAGTTAGACCGTGACACCCGAAGTTTCGTCAACAATAGCGACAAACGATTAGGTGATACTGAGCGTGATCTACAGGCTAGAATCAGAAACATAGAGCGCGAGACTGATGCTAAGTTGAGAGAACTAGAAAAGAAAGTAGACGACAAGATCAAGAAAGCATGGGAAAACCCACTCGCAAAATAATAGAAACGCTGGTTCTTCCATTAGAGCCAGTCAGGTATTTGGTGACTAATACTGAGCGAATCATATTAGTCACCTATGACTACAAATACGCACAGAAACTAGCAAATATCATCCATAAACTAGAAAATCCAAAGCAATTTTATGTGCGCGTAGGCAATAAAAACCGATAAATACTCTAATGCGAGCCACAGAATTCATCACAGAACGCAAAAAGAAGCGTAATAAGAAAATAAAGTTGGGAAGATATTTCTTCCCAGGATTTGCCTATTTTGGGGGCAGTGGTGAGGGTGATGCTGGCGGTGGAGATGGTGGCGGTGAAAGTATCAACGAAGGTGATGAACTGTCTACTGAGGTAGAGAAGTTTAAAGACTGGGCTTGTGAGAAATTGCACATCAAAAATCCACCTAAAATCATATTAAGCATGGACACAGAAGAAGCACAAACTAATCATCATACAGGTGGACACATCATAGGTGATGATAAGATATGGGTCTATGCGAAAAATCGCAACCTTGTAGATATACTGCGCACGGTATTTCATGAATTAGTTCATGTAAGACAAGGTGAATTAGATATGGTGAGTAATGGCGATAGTTATCCAGGCAGTGCGATAGAGTCGATGGCTGATATGCTTGCTGGAAAGTATATCAAAATATACGGAAAAGAAAATAATAAAATTTTCCAATAAGGAGATAATAAAATGGCAGTGAAACATACTTTAACTTTAGTCCCTGCACAAGGTGCAACTCTTGTACTAATCGATGATTGGGCTAAAGAAGTTCTATCTACTGAGGAGTTCGCAGCATTTGAAGCGGCGAAACAGCGTCACAACGATTTCGTTGCTAGCAAGGCTGTATCAGTAAATATGGAAGCAGGTGAAATGATATTTGCTGATGAAGCAAAATTAGCAGAAAGTCAGGGTGAGAGCCCGAACTTTGCAGGTGACCCGGAGTTTTTACAAATTTGGGGCCGCTATCTGATAGACAACGGTATCACAGTAGAAAAATCTGTAGTAACAGTTTAAAACTATTGACAATACCCATTTTTTCTGTTAATCTTATCACATGATAAGGTTGCTCAAAAAATTACCCAGAAATCTAACAGTTGCATTCAGCGGTGGCGTTGATAGCGTCGCCGCTGTAGACTTTCTAAATCGCAACCATGAAGTATCCTGTGCATTCTTTCATCATGGTACTGACAATAGCGAGAAAGCATTGAAGTTCGTTGAAAGATTCTGCGCAGATAGAAATCTCCCATTATATCTAGGGTTCATTCACAAACAAAAGCCTGCTAATAAAAGCATGGAAGAACATTGGCGTGATGAGCGTTATAAGTTCTTGCGCAAGTTTGAGACTGTGGTGACAGCACATCATCTTAATGATTGTGTAGAAACATACATCTGGTCTGCGATGCACGGCGATCCTAAAGTGATTCCCGACACACGCAACAATGTAATCAGACCTTTCTTACTGACAGCCAAGACTGAACTGGTAAGTTGGTGTGAGCGCAAAGGTCTTGAATGGTGTGAAGACACTAGCAACCAAGATGACAAGTACATGCGTAATTATATCCGCAAGCACTTAGTGCCTCATACATATCATGTGAATCCGGGCATCGAAAAAGTAGTGAAGAGAATGATCTTAGATGCTTGTCAGCCTGAATAAAAATAAATGGTTGTTAGAATGGATGAAAGATAACTGGCGGGAGGAAACATTGAACATATTCACGCTAGTTGATTCTTTCTCTAGTAGACCAAATATAGCAAGAGAATTTTCTAATCTATTAATAAAAAATGGTTATAAGACTAAGGTCACTAAAAATAATGATGTGATCATAGTAATGACCGAAGAAGAATTTGTCTTTTTGAAACTTAAGTATTGCTGAATTACCCAATCTTGCAAATTCCTTTCGCAAAATGTTTGACTTGATTGCATGGTTAGTATATACTTGTTCTTTACTTAGAGCATAGGAGATTTTATGTCCAGTAGAACTTTTAATAACGAAGCAAAGATCAAACTGACCCAACTCATCAATGAGGGTATGGCCGTCATGCAAGAAGTCGAGACCCTTAACGAGGGATTGGCAGATACCGTCAAGGCCATCGCAGACGAACTTGAAGTCAAGCCCAGCATTCTTAAGAAAGCAATTCGGGTAGCATACAAGTCGCGTTTGGGCGAGACTAATAAAGAAAACGAAGAACTCAACACTATCCTAGAGACTGTCGGTAAGACTCTCTAATTTGGGTAAATGTTGGTTGCAACGCATACCCATATCTGCTATTATAACAATATGTTCAACTCACCCTGAGGTTTGGGTATGCGTAATTTATCAGTCTCAATCGCGGTTAGTTTACTGATCGCGGGTTGCGGTGGCGGTGGCTCTGACACTACACCCACGACGATCTCTACAGCACAATCAAGTGCTACATCTAAAGACCCATTAACTATTTTCACTGGTGCATCATATGATGCAGGTGACGGTGGTGAGAACCCACGATGGGTTATCGGGGACTTCAATAAAGATGGATTGAAAGATATCTTTCTGCGCTATGATCCTGTATCAGCATTTTCTAATGTGACTACCGGAAGTAGCCCAGTTAGATTTTTCTTGGCAAAATCGAACGGTGGTTTTGAACAAGATAAATCTATCTTCATTGAAGGTTATAGTCCCACTCTTGTCAATCGAATCGTAGCAAGCGACTTCAATGGTGATGGCGGCATCGATATTTTGGTAGCAGCCGCAGGTCAAGACCCATATGTCAATGGTCTACCTGCGCAGACAGGTTATACAGGAGAGATGTCACAAGTATTGACTTATACTCCTAATGGATATAAGTTATCAAAGATCAATAACAACATCACAGCCTTTGCTCACCACGCTAGCGCAGGTGATATCAATGGTGATTATTTGCCTGATGCGTTTGTGACTTCATTAGTATTCTCAAGTCCCTTCTTCATCATGGGCGATAGCAATGGAAACTATAAAGTAGATCGCAATAGATTTCCTAGCGACATGTTTGGTCCTCACAAAAATATCTTAGAGAGGTTTACTGATTCGTCAAACAAGAAGTGGGAAAACTTATTGTTCACTTCTAGTGCATTGATCGATGCTAATAATGATGGTCATCAAGATATCGTATTGATGGCTATGGCAGGAACTAAATCTAGCATAGTGTTGTTGAACGACGGCGCAGGCAATTTTTCTAGCACACGCATGATGGAACTTCCTGTAGGACCATATGGTGCAGGATATGCTTATAAAAAGAATAGTACAGATACTAAGTATATGGAAGTAGGCACCATACATTTAGATACTATCGTAGTTGATATCAACAACGATGGTCGCAAAGATATCATATCTTTGGCTACTAATTCTAGCGAGAATGGCCAAGATATCAGTTATTATCGAGGTGCTAGCCTTCAGATATTGATCAATAATGGCAATGGGTTTACTGACGAAAGTAAAACTAGAACAAATTTTACCCATGTGTCTAGCAAAAATTACACACATTATGATACAATTGAATTTGCTGATATTAATAACGATAAGTGTGCAGACATTTTGTTACATAGAGGTCAAGTAAATCTAAATGATAGTGCGATGCCTACTAGGATTTTGTTGAACGATTGCAAGGGCAATTTCAATGAGATCAGTTATCCGAAAAACTTACCAGTCGGTATTTTGACTGTGATCGGTGATGGCAACTATGCGATTTTGATTAGCCAGAAGAATGGCAATACTTATACTCAGCGTGTCGATCATGTTCGCTATGATTGGACGACTGGTAAAAGTCTTTTTAACTAATGAGGATTATAAGTAGATAGATGTCATATGTAGACGCGATCCACGATAGAGATAGTGATAGGATATTCGTTGTAGAACGACAGCCAGACGGCAAGCGTACTTACAATGAATTTCCTGCCAATTATACATTCTACTATACTGATCCTAAAGGTAAGTATCGTAGCCTGTATGGCGAACCCATCACACGCTTCAGCACAAGGAAGCGTACTGAGTTTGAAAAAGAAAAACGAATTCATAGCAATAAGAAACTGTACGAATCGGACATAAATGTGGTGTTCCGCTGCCTGAGTGAAAACTATCTCGGCGCAGAGCCTCCAAAACTCCATACATGTTTCTTTGACATTGAGGTAGACTTTGACCCTGAGAAAGGATTCAGCCCAACAAGTGATCCATTCAATGCAGTAACGGCTATCTCAATGTACTTAGATTGGCAAGATACACTTGTCACTCTTGCGATTCCGCCTAAACACATGAGCGATGAGACTGCTCATGACCTCACTAAAGACTTTGAGAATACTATATTGTTTAGGTCAGAGATTGAGATGTTTGAAACATTCTTTGAACTAATCAAAGATGCTGACATTCTCACTGGCTGGAACTCTGAAGGATACGATATTCCTTACATGGTCAATCGTGTGACTAGGGTGATGAGCAAAGACGATACACGCAAATTCTGTTTGCTCGGTCAAATGCCTAAGCCAAGAGTGTATGAGCGTTTCGGTAAAGAGGAAACGACATTCGACCTTGTTGGTCGCGTACACATGGACTATCTACAGTTGTATAAGAAGTACAACTATGAGAGCCGTCATAGTTATAGCCTTGATGCTATCGGTGAGATGGAAGTTGGTGAGCGTAAGACGCAGTATGAAGGTACTCTTGACCAATTGTACAATAAAGACTTTAAAAAGTTCTTAGAGTACAATCGTCAGGATACGATGTTGCTTGTCAAGATCCATAACAAACTCAAGTTCCTTGATCTTGCTAACGCACTGGCGCATGAGAATACTGTATTATTGCCAACTGTCATGGGTTCTGTGGCAATGATTGAGATGGCTATCATGAACGAAGCGCATGAGCGTGGACTCATGGTTCCTGATAAGAAAAGAAATAGTGGTGACAGCGAGATGGCAGCGGCAGGTGCATATGTTGCTGTGCCAAAGAAAGGCATACATGAATGGGTAGGGGCAGTTGACATCAACAGTCTGTATCCTAGTGCTATTCGCACACTCAATATGGCTCCTGAGACTATCGTTGCGCAGGTTCGTCAGACATTGACTGAGCAATATCTAACAGAAAAAGCACGAAATCTCGCCAGCGAAAAACGCAACTATGATGCAGATGACGACCTTGAGATGAGTTCATTGCTCTGGGAAGGTTTGTTTGGCACACTAGAGTATGAAGCCATCATGAAGCAAGAGCGCGGCACTATGCTCACAGTTGACTTTGAGAGTGGCGAGAGCGTAGAGATGAGCGCGGCTGAAGTATGGAAATTGATCTACGACAGCAACAAGCCATATATCTTATCAGCGAACGGCACGATCTTTAGATCAGATAGCGAGGGTGTGATTCCCGGTCTATTGACTCGCTGGTATAGTGATCGTAAAGATATGCAGAAGAAATTGAAAGAATCAAAGACGAAAGAAGATATCGAATATTGGGATAAGCGTCAGTTGGTTCGTAAGATTTTGCTTAACAGTGCATATGGTGCATTGTTGAACGAGCATTGCCGATTCTATGATAAGCGCATCGGTCAGAGCGTCACATTATGTGGTCGTCAGATCGTCAAGCATATGAGCGCACAGATCAACGAGATCGTGACCGGTAAGTATGATTTTTATGGCGATGCTATCGTATATGGCGATACTGATAGTTGTTATTTCACAGCATGGCCCATTCTGAATTCGCAAATACAGAACGGTGAGATGGAGTGGAATAAAGAACTTTGTGTCCAACTCTATGACAATATCGCCGAGCAAGCAAACGAGAGTTTCCCTAGTTTTATGGAAAGAGCATTCCATGTGCCTAGAAGGATGTGCGTGATCAAGGCAGGTCGTGAGTTGATCGGTGATCGCAGTTTGTTCATCACTAAAAAGCGTTATGCTGTCAACATCTTTGACAAAGAAGGTAAGCGACTAGACAAAGATGGCAAACTAGGCAAGATCAAGGCTATGGGTCTTGACTTGAAACGAGCAGATACTCCTAGATATGTTCAAGACTTTTTGTTCGAAGTGCTTGAGATGGTCCTTCATGGTAAGACCAGAGAGGATGTGATCGAACGCATCAAACAATTCAAGATTGAACTTGGCAAGCAAGATAGTTGGACTAAGGGTAGCCCTAAATCTGTGAACAAACTCACTATGTATGGCGACCTCGAGGCTAACAGCAAGACTGGTAAAGCAAATATGCCCGGACATGTTCGCGCGGCATTGAACTGGAACTATCTGCGCAAGGCTAACAGCGACAACTATAGCATGAAGATGATAGATGGCATGAAGGTTATTGTGTGTAAACTCAAGCCTAATCCTATCGGCTTCACTAGTATCGCATATCCCACTGACGAACTAAGGCTCCCAACTTGGTTCACAGAACTTCCATTTGATGATAGTGCTATGGAAGCAACATTAGTAGACAAGAAGATTGAAAACTTATTGGGCGTATTGGATTGGGATCTAAGAGATAATACCGATACGAATTCTACTTTCGATGATTTGTTCAGTTTCGGTTAACAAAAACTTGACTTGCACAATAAAATCCACTATTATACACTATAGGCATTCCTAAATAACTTACGAGAGGCAAACATGAAGGATAATTTACAAGACTTGATTCAATATACACATGGACTTGGTGTCATCGATCTTATCAAGGTCGTTGGTACTGATAAGCAGACTGTCATCACGGCAGTAGCAGAGGATAAGAGCGTTGTCGTTGAAGGCACACTCAAATCTCCACTAGCAGATTTTGTAGGCACATTTGGTATGCCTAATCTCGCTAAACTCAAAACTATTCTTGGTTTTGATGATTACGATGACAATGCTAAGATCAATGTCACTAATAACAAAGATGGCATCCCTAGTGCTATTCACTTTGAGACTAAGGTCGGTGACTTCATCAATGACTATCGTTTGATGAGCAAGGCTATCGTTGAAGAAAAGATCAAGAACTTCACATTCAAAGGCGCTAAGTGGGATGTCGAATTCGAACCTACTATCGCAGGTATCATGCGATTGAAGAAGCAGGCGCAGGCTAACAGTGAAGAACAGCACTTCATCACTAAGACTGATAAGAATGATCTTAAGATTTATTTCGGTGATGCAAGCACACACTCAGGTAACTTTGTGTTTCATCCTGATGTAGGTGGTACATTGAATCGTGCATGGCAGTGGCCAGTCAAAGTATTCTTGGCGATCATGGATCTGCCAGGTGAGAAGACTGTTCGTATCAGTGATCAAGGTGCCGCTGAGATCACAGTTGATAGCGGTCTTGCGACTTATCGTTATCTACTTCCAGCACAGGCGAAATGATCAAGATACAGCAAAGCAGTTATCCTTTAGTTTGGCAGATTGATAATAGTTACAGTCTGCCAAGCACTACTGGACAAGTTCGCTGGAACGGTGCTACTAAGTGTTTTGAAGTTTGTGATAACAACAATAGTTCGTACAATGGCGGATGGATGCGCATCGACAATACAGTACAATTAAGTTCTGACCCCCAAATTCAATCAGTACTTGAATGGGCTAAGAAAAAGATGGCAGAAGATGCTAAGATCGAACAACTTGCTAAAGAGTATCCTGCCGTGAAAGATGCTAGGGAAAAATTAGATATCATAATTAAATTGGTACAAGATGAATCTATCAAAACAACATAACAGTGAATGGGCATTGTTCTTGCCTGCGATGTCTAGTTTCTTTATCACGGGACTAGGCAAGCAACGAGAGGGCCAGAATTACTTTCCGCCTGAGCGTATTCCAGTAGGCTTCAACGGTGATGTTGAATGCTTGAACTTGTTGAATAGCAAGAAAGGCTTGTATACTTACAAATGGGGTTTGTATAGTGCAGGTCATGCTAACTTAGATACTACTGTCGATGACCCTGCTGAGAGCATCATTCGCAAGCGTGAGAAAGGTACTTTCATGCTAGGTGACTCAGGTGGTTTCCAGATCATGAAGGGTCAATGGCCCGCTGACTGGAAAGATCCTAACTGTCCTAAAGCCATGAAGCAACGACAACTTGTACTCAAGTGGATGGATACATACATGGATTATGGTATGTGTCTTGATGTGCCCTCGCAGACTATCCGTAATCAACATCTATTTGATAAGCATGGTATTCGCACTATCGATGATGCTGTCAAAGCCACACATATTAATAATGAATATTTCATCAATAATCGAAATGGTGAATGTAAGTTCTTGAATGTATTGCAGGGCTTGACTCATACACAGAGCGATCAGTGGTATGATGAGATGAAGAAATACTGCGATCCAAAAGTCTATCCAAAGAATCATTTCAATGGTTGGGCATTTGGTGGTCAGAATAAGATCGATATTCACTTGATGTTAAAGCGTCTTGTCAATATAATCCATGACGGATTGCTTGAGCCAGGTAAGCACGACTTGATTCACTGTCTTGGTACTAGTATCTTAGAGTATGCAGTATTGTTCAGCGATATTCAACGAGCGATTCGTAAGCATCACAATCCAAACTTGCAGATTACTTTTGACTGCGCAAGCCCATTCTTTAGCGCGGCTAAAGGTCTAGCGTACTTTCAAAATAATATCGAACACGATACCAAATGGTCATACAGCATGGAAAAGACGGCTGAAAACAAAGATTATGCAACAGATAATCGGAAATTCAGTGACGCTGTATTGGCTGATGGTATACACAAGACCTTCCAAGATAGTCCGATCACTGATCGGATGATGATCAGGGACCTTTGTTATCGCGGTCATGGATTCTTGGGTGCGCATGGTAAAGAGACAAAGACGAGTTGGGATACATTGAGTTATACATTGTTGCAAGCACATAATGTATATCAACATATCACAGCCGTGCAAGAAGGTAATCGTCAGTATGATAATGGCGTAGTACCTAGCATGGTCATGAATGAGACATTTGAGAAGATTCATTTCGGTACTTTGGTCGATGAGATTTTTTCTTTAAAAGACAGACAGAAAAGTTTAGACCTCATCGATAAGTATGATAAGTTCTGGATGCAAATGAAGTCAGGTAGCCAGGGCTTTAGCGGAAAACGGACAGTTAATGCCTTGACAATGTTCGATCAATTGTTTACAGTAGAAGAAAATAATACTGTTGACGATGAGCAAGAGGATGATACTGACGATCTCATGTCACAGAATCTGGAGAATTGATATGTCTTATTCTAATCAAATTCGTATTCTTGAAGCCAAACTAAAACAACTTGAGCAAAGCGAAGATAAAAAGGACCTAGAAAAGATGGCGCAGATCATTAACGACCTTCGTAGATTGCGTAAACTTGAATGGGAAGAAACTTATGAGCGAGTCAATCTTGACGACGACCGATAATACAAATAGCATTTCGTTGAACTCTAGCATGACCGAGATGTTGCGCGTAGCAGAAGATGGTTTCTATGTGCGCGGTGTGAAGATTGAGCAGGACGAGAAAGAAGCAGAAAAGGTATATAACGCCTTTCATCAATGGTTAACATGGGCAACACTTAACAGGAGTTATTAATGGAACAAGTAGTATTAGCAATGGCAGAAAAGCGTGGTCGCATTAAACAGAATGCGAAAAGAATGATATGGGTGACCTTTCGAAAAGAAGGTATTCATAAGTATCCTGCAGCCGCAACAGACCCTAATCTGTGTACTGCCGGCGAATATGATGTGTCGTTTTTGGCTAACCCACATCGTCATATCTTTCATTTTAATGTGGGTATTCAAGTATTTCATAATGACAGAGATATCGAATTTATTCAATTCAAGCGTTGGCTAGAAAACCTTTATGCAGGTGGTACGCTTGAATTGAATTTCAAGAGTTGCGAGATGATTAGTGATGATTTATATGAGGAAATCGCTAGTCGTTATCCAGACCGCGATGTAGAAATTACCGTGTCGGAAGATGGTGAGAACGGTGCTACTATCGCGTATAACACGACCAGACCCATGCAAAGCATGGTAGTCTAAGTTGTGTTCCTAAAGTGTTGTTATGTGATAATAAAATATTGTATAATAACTTGTGTTCAACTTTAACAAAAATAGGAGTTACTAATGGCTAAGTTTGACAACAAAAGGGACAACCGTATCAACCAAATTTTCAATGACCTTGAAAATTATTTGGAGTTCTGTAAGGACTACGGGTATAAGTTTGACGAGTCTGACCTCTATAGTCAGCGCAGTTTTGCTTATCGTCAGTTTTGTAAATTTGTAGCCGGTAAGCCAGCAAAGGACAACTGGGCGGCTGATGCAAGACCGTCTTGATGTAGTCTTAGTGACAGGGGGTTTCGACCCCCTTCACTCTGGGCATATTGAATATTTCAAAGCCGCTAGACAACTAGGGGACAAACTAGTTGTAGGGGTCAATTCTGATCTTTGGCTTACACGCAAGAAAGGCAGACCTTTCATGCTTATCACCGAGCGAGTATCAATAGTAGAAAACTTAAAAATGGTAGATCATTGTTTATTGTATAATGATAATGACGATTCTAGCATAGAAGCCATCAAAAATGTCCGTCAACTATACCCAGACGCACACATCATTTTTGCCAATGGCGGTGATCGCACTAAAGAAAACATCCCTGAGATGAATCACAAAGATGATAACTTATCATTTGAATTTGGTGTAGGCGGTTTCAATAAAGCAAATAGTAGTAGTTGGATATTAGAAGGATGGAAGAATCCAAAAACTATACGCCCATGGGGCTGGTATAGAATCCTAGATGACAAGCCCAATTACAAAGTAAAAGAATTAGTCATCGAACCCGGACAAAAATTGAGTATGCAAAGGCATCTCAAGCGTAGTGAGCATTGGTATATACTTAAGGGTAAATGCGATGTTGTAACAGAATTCAAAGGTAGTATAATAAAAGTTACAAAATATACCAATGAAGAATATATTGTTGGTGAAAATGTATGGCATCAAGGTCAGAATAATTATGCTGAACCCTGTCATATACTTGAAGTACAATATGGTTCAGAATGTATAGAATCAGACATAGAGAGGCGTGATGCGTAAATTATTTTATATGGGCTTAGAGCCCTACAAGGCAAGATATACATTACAGTTACAAGACTGGAATGTTAGTGTATTCAATAAAAGAAATATCAATTATCATCTAGTACATGGTCAGACATTGACTAGCGATCAGAACATCGTGACAGGTCAAGTATTAGACGCACATGGTCGCACATTCTATAGCCTCACACAGATGGCTGAACTTGTCAGACTGATGAAGATCGGGGAAGTCACTAATGAAGATGTGATCTATTTCGAGGATATGTATACTTCAGGTATCGACAGTATCCCATATATTCTCAAGCAAGTACCTAAACAGTTTCGTCCTAAGGTATATGTTCGTTGTCTAGCACAGACAATCGATCCAGATGACTTCTTGCATGTATGGGATATGCAAGGCTTCATGCGCAAGTATGAAGAGATGGTCAATGAATTCGTTGATGGTGTTCTTGCTAGCAATGAAGAGATGGTAATGCATATGAAGGTCGCAGGCTGGAAGGCTCCGATCTATAATATCAGTGGTCTTGCATTTGGCAAAGAAGAAGTTCGTAGCCGTGTGAAATCTATCAAGCCTTTCGATAATCGCAAGCGTAGAGTTGTATTTGCCGCACGATGGGATCAAGAAAAACAGCCCGACTTCTTCATGGATATCATAGAAGAATACACAAGCGTTTATAATGGTGATGTAGAGTTTGCATTACTAAGCGGTGCAAAGTTGCGTAGCAATAACAGTTCATACATGGATCGAACATTAAACCTCGAACGACAAGGAAAACTCAAAATCTATAGTGATCTCGACAAGAACGAATACTATGATTTGTTGAACGATAGCCGTGTATTGTTCAACTGTGCATTACAAGACTGGGTGAGTAACACAGTCAGCGAAGCAGATGCATTGGGCTGTAATGTGATCTATCCTGCATATCGCAGTTTCCCAGAGACTTTCGCCAATGATCATAGTCGCATGTATGTGCCTTGGTCAAAGATTGACGCATTGAACAAGATGAATCATGCGATCTATAATCCAAGTCCGTATATGGGTAAAATTAGTGACTGGACTGATAAAACGATAGATAGAATATGCGACATCCTTGAGGGCAAGGGTGAGCAATGGTTGCGTATGAGTACGGATTATCGTAATCATACAAGAGAAGCGAAATATTAATAGGAGAAAAAATATGAGCGCACATAACGATATTAACACACATTTGGAAGCATACTTAGCAGAGCATGAGAAGTTTGAGAAGGGCAATAACGCTGCCGGCACTCGCGCCCGTAAGGCTCTTGGTGAATTGGCTAAGGCTGTCAAAGCACGCCGTAACGAGATCACAGCAACTAAGAACGCCCGTAAGGAAGCAAAGGCTTAATAAATGCGCATCGAACAAGATGTCAAATTAGACTTCAAGGATGTGTTGATACGCCCCAAGCGTAGCACATTATCCAGTCGCAAAGAAGTCGATTTGAATCGTACTTTTAAGTTCAAGCATTCAGGATGGGAATGGACAGGCGTTCCCATCATGGCTGCTAACATGGATGGTGTAGGCACTATCGAAATGGCAGTATCTCTTCATACGCATGGAATGTTTACTTGTCTGACAAAAAATATCAGCATCGAAAATTTCCAAACTTTAATCGAAGATACAAATCGTGCAAGTAGTTTTGCCGTTAGCACAGGAACTTCAGATTCAGATTGGTCTAGGTTACAGCAAATACTAAATGTTTATCCTGAACTAAAATTTATTTGTATCGATGTTGCTAATGGGTATAGTGACAAGTTCGGTGATTTCGTAGAAAAGGTCCGTAACACATATCCTTCAAAAACAATCATTGCAGGTAATGTTGTTACCGCAGATATGACACAGGAACTTATTTTACGAGGAGCAGATATTGTCAAAGTTGGAATCGGGCCAGGATCGGTATGCACAACTAGGATACAGACTGGGGTTGGCTACCCGCAACTTTCTGCGATCATTGAGTGCGCTGATGCGGCGCATGGGCTTGGTGGACATATTATTGCTGACGGCGGGTGTACTTGCCCAGGCGATGTGGCTAAAGCATTTGGCGCAGGCGCAGATTTCGTTATGCTTGGTGGCATGTTAGCCGGACATGATGAAGGCGGTGGCGAGATAGTCAAAAAATACTATTTGACAGGTCAGCAGTTTATCGCCGGAATGGATAAATCAGGAATTCCAGATTATCAGCCATTTATCGAATCCAAAGAGTTCGTGAAGTTCTATGGTATGAGTAGTGAAACTGCTATGAATAAACATCATGGTGGCGTGGCTAACTATCGTAGTAGTGAAGGCAGGACAGTAGAAGTTCCATATCGAGGTCCTGTCAATAATACCGTTCTTGATTTATTGGGCGGTTTGCGTAGCACTTGTACATATGTAGGTGCTAATACATTGAAGAACCTAAGCAAATGCACTACATTTATAAGGGTAACTCAACAATATAATAATATATTCACTAAATGATTAAAAGGTTTCTGAGCGGCGGCTGTAGTTTTAGTATGGTACCGGTGATGTTCAAAGGTATCTCCATAGAAAACTGGCCTGTGCATGTAGAGAACTATTTGCAAGTTCCTAGCATTCATACAGGATTAGCCGCAGCCGGAAACAGTTTTATATTGAAATCAGTATTATACCAGTTGTCCCAAATAGAGAACAAATCCGATTTGTTGGTTGGAGTAATGTGGAGCGGTGCTGATAGACATATGTTCTACAATACAGGAAGAGTATTATTGCCGAGCGAGATGAAAGGCATTTATAAAAATCATATGCCCATGCCTGTAAAAATCTCCGGTGAGGATGCATTCTATTTCATTAACCCGAATTCAGATTACATTTATAGCAAAATATACTATAATACATTCTATGATGAGATAGGTAGTTTGATAGAAACTATGCAAAATATTTTAACATTGCAATGGTATCTAAAACAATATAACATCAGATATTTCATGACTAAGTTTTCAGGATATGTTATACCAAATGCTATACAAGCAGAACATCCTGATTTGAAATATCTATATGATATGATTGATTTTAGTGAATGGTTGCCCGGATCCGATATGATGAGTTTTTGTAAAGAGTCTGGATTACCAAATGTGTTGCCTAACGATCAACACCCTAGTACCGAGCAAAGTAAGTTATATACTGAGCAAGTGATCATGCCCTATCTAAAAAATAAGGGCTATATTGAGTAGTAATAAATACATATGCTACACAACGGTAGCATACAATTTAAACATTTTATCCGTGTAAGGAAGGAGAAACAAAATGAGTTATAACAAGACAAAAACCGATCCAGAGTTGGGCAAACGAGTCCATGAATATCTAGTAAGTGTCGGTGTAGAAACCCCAATCAAAGAACGCAATCTAGACCGTAAAGACAAGATTGATATCATCGAAGGTAACTTTGCTGAGATCATGAGGGCGCTAGGTCTAGACTTGACTGATGACAGCCTCATCGAAACACCCAAGCGTGTTGCCAAGATGTATGTCAACGAGATTTTCTGGGGCTTAGACTATGAAGCATTTCCCAAATGCACTACAGTCGAAAACAAGATGCACTATAACGAGATGGTCGTAGAGCGCAATGTCAATGTACAAAGCAATTGCGAACATCACTTTGTTGTCATCGACGGTGTCGCTACTGTAGCGTATGTTCCCAAGAAGAAGGTGCTTGGATTATCAAAGATCAATCGTATCGTTGAATACTTCAGCAAGCGTCCGCAAATTCAAGAACGATTGACTGAGCAGATTTTCCACACACTTTGTTTTATCCTTGAGACAGAAGATGTTGCCGTCATGATCGATGCGCAACACTATTGCGTCAAGAGCCGCGGCGTCGAAGATACTGGATCAAGCACAGTCACTAGCCGTCTAGGCGGTGGGTTCAAGACTGAGCCTGCTGTTCGTAATGAGTTCTATCAACTTGCAAGGCAGGGTTGCAAGTGAGTGATTTTAACGAACACCTTTTCACAAAAGTATGTGAACTAGAGGGCAGGTTAGAACTACAGCATAAGAAACTGTACGAGACTGAGCAAAAGTTAGTGACCATTGAGCAACTATTGCGCCAAGCATTAGATGTTATCATCGATACAAACAAGGTGGCAAATGGGATTCAAGAAACCACTAGAAGTAAATGATGTAAAGATGCAATTAATAAGGGCTCATGGAGAAATCTGTAGCCCTTATAACGATGGCTTTACTACTTGGGAGATCAAGAAAGATTTATATGAAATTAAATGGTTGCTTGAAGAGATGCTAAAGCGCCAACCAACCTTTAGTGATGAGGAAGAATGGTTAGAAGAGCAACATAAAAAACAAATGTGGAGCGAGTTAAAAAGATGATATTCAATAAAATTAAAGAATTAAAAGAAAAAGGTTTAAAGATAGGTATTACTTTTAGTCAGTTTGATTTGTTACATGCAGGTCATATTGCTATGCTTGCAGAAGCAAAGAATCATTGCGATTATCTAATTGCAGGATTGCAGAATAATGCTAGTTGGGATAGACCGCAAAAGAATGCTCCTATCCAAAGTATTGTAGAACGGCAGATCGCATTGAGCGCAAACAGATTTGTAGACGAGATTGTTGTATATAACACAGAAAAAGATTTGGAAGATATCCTGTTGACATTACCTATCGATGTACGAATTTTGGGTGTTGAGTATATGCAACAAGAATTCACTGGTCGCGCTATCTGTGAACAGCGTAAGATTGAATTGGTATTCAATAGCCGTGACCATAGTTTCAGTAGCACAAACTTGCGTGAGCGTGTTTGGGAAGCAGAGAATCAAAAACGCTATCATGAAAAATGACCAAACTTGATTTACATGGTATTCGCCATAGTGAAGTTAATAACTTAGTTGAAGACTTCATACTAATGAATCAGGGCGAATTCCCATTAGAAATCATTTGCGGAAATAGCGCGAGGATGATACAATTAGTGTATAGTGTTACTAAAAAATTAGGGCTAGACACACATATGTACAGATATGGTGTGGTAGTCGTAAGGAGATGGCTATGATTGATGAAAAGATAGATCATTATCGTAATATCCTAAGTATGTTCATGGATAATACGGAACGATATAAATTTCTTATCGACATGGCTAGAAAAGCGGGACCTTTTCCTGAAGAGTTCAGATTAGAAAACTTCAAGGTACAAGGTTGTTTAAGTCAAGTGTGGTTAGTGCCTAAATATGATAATGGCAAGATCAACTATCTATGTGATAGTGATGCACAGATCGTTAAGGGTACAGTCACACTTATCAGCGATATCTATTCAAATAGCACTCCAGAAGAGATAGTCAAGAATGACCGTAATCTTATGGAAGAACTTGATCTAGGTAATATACTAAGCATGAATCGTAGAAACGGCGCCTACAACATGTTATCGATGGTAAAACAACAAGCCGCAATTTTTGTATGAGGTGGTTTATGAAATTAACATTTGAGAATAACAAAGGTGATAAGGTTATCGTTAAATACGATGCAACTTGCATCACAGACAAAGAAGTAGAATTGGATCCTAGAACTGCGTTAGAACCATTATGGGAAACACTAACTACTAAAATTGTTGAAGAATACGAACGAAAAAGCGTATAATGATATCGGCCTTGGCGTCATCCCGATCAATAAATTCTGCCGCCATCAAACTTGCTCAATTAGTAAAGGAGACTAGAGATGGCAAAATATTATTCAACAAAAACATACGGACACAACATAGGTTTATCGGCAGTCTTTAGACAGCCCAATGCATTACATAGCCATTGTCATTTATTGCATGGCTATAGTTTATCATTCAAGTTTACTTTTGGATGTGAGACATTAGATGATAAAAACTGGGCTGTAGATTTCGGGGGTCTTAAAGATTTAAAGAAATGGTTAGAAGACAGTTTTGATCATAAGGTTTGTTTAGATACAGCAGACCCTCACGTTGCAGATTTCCAACATTTAGAAACATTGGGGTTGGCAAAACTTGCATATTTTGATGGTGTGGGAGCAGAAAAATTTGCTGAACATGCTTTTAATTATGCTGATAATTTAATTCGTGAGAAGTCTAATAATCGTTGTTATTGTGTGCGTGTAGAATGTGCCGAACATGGTGCAAACAGCGCAATTTACGAAGCATGAACAGTCTAGTAAAAATTTGGGCTAGGGCAACAGGGCATCTAATGGGAGAGACCGACGAGGACCGCCCTAGGGTTCCTGTATTAACTTTGCGAGAAGCCCGTATCGCATTGTTCCTAAAAACTTTCTGGGTAGCACTACATGTGATAACATGTTTATTCATCATAGCAAATGTTATAAGGCACTGGTAATGAAAAACGAAAAATTGTATGACGATAAGTTTGTAAAGACCGCGTTACTTGAAATCGTGCGTCAGATGTATAACACAGATTACAAACCTGACTATATCGTAGGACTCAAGAGGGGCGGGCTTATCCCCGGGGTCATGCTCAGTCACTATCTACACATCCCATTTCATTCATTAGATCCTGATGAAAGCAACTGCTGGATGTCAGAAGATGCATTTGGTTATGTTCCCCGAGAAGATCAAGAAGTTTATAAATCTAGATGGGATGTGAGTTTCAGAAAGAAAATCTTGATCATCGATGATATCAACGATAGCGGTAAGACATTTCAAAATGTTATTGAAGATTGGCAAGGTACTTGTCTTCCAAAAGAATCTGCATGGAATAGTGTATGGCATAACAATGTTAAATTTGCGTCATTGATCGAAAATGAAGCCAGCGACTTTTTCGTTGATTATGTAGGACATTCTATCAACAAGATAGAGCAACCTGAATGGTGCGTATTCCCCTGGGAGCGTTGGTGGTAAGTGGCATATGATTTCTGGGCCAAGAAACCTAATTGGCATCACGCAAAGATCCGTGTAGAGTCAGCACATAAGTTTGAAGAACTGATGCGCTGGATGCAAGATAATATACAGGGACATAGAAAGCATACTATATGGAGACTGACGGACGGCGGATATTTTGAGATCAGATTCAGATTTGAAAAAGATTATGAATGGTTCGTATTAAGGTGGTGCTAAATGAAACGAGTATACCTAAAAAAATTAGACCGTAGATTTGCCGGCGGGGCAGAATTCAATTACTGCCTAGATTTTTTCGGTCAGGATAAAGGCAAGCATTTCTGTGAAGTACGCAATTGGTTCTGGGCTACATTTGGACCTAGTAGCGAATTAATATTTTATGTTGATAGCGATCAAGTATGGGCTTGGATAACTGACGGACATAGAACTCGCATATACATTAAGTCAAATAAAGAACTTGAATGGTATAAGTTGAGGTGGGAATGAACATACCACAAGAAATCATCGATGACTGTGCTGAAAAAATGTCTAATGATATTGATACAGAAATAGTTATGTCAGCATTAGGATGGATGGCATTTGAGTTGAGTGAGGGTACTGTATACGGTAAAAAGTATATGACAGTACATCCCGGTAACACTTATGATTGGAATGAGTTGATGGCTTGGATGGAAAATTCATTTGGTCCTACTGCACATGATGGTGTATGGACTCCTGATATGCGTTGGTATGCCAATAATGCTAAGTTTTGGTTCCGTAACAAAAAGGATCTAGAATGGTTCTTGTTGAGATGGGCATGATGTATACTCCTAAAAAGCAAAACTGGAACAGCCTGAGTGAACTGCGTGATTTCTTGGCTAAGGAAACCACTGAAAAAATAGTACTTTTCAACGGTTACCAATTGGTAACTGAAACCACAATATACGGATTAAGTTTTGGTAAACTACACATCAATGAGGTAAAGCGTGAAAGTAAAAGCACTAAGGGACGATCTGATGGTACAACAACAGATAAAGAACGAATGGGAACACATGGTCGGAGTGATCATGCTAAACCAAACGGGAAGAAAGCCAGTAAAGTATGTGCTACCAAAGTTCCTAAAAAAGTTTCCAAACCCAAGAAGTCTCCTAAATAGTACACCAGAACAAGTTATCGATATCATCAAGCCCCTTGGTATGTATAATATCAGGGAGAAAAGATTGCGTGGAATGAGCCATGATTACTTGACTTGGGATAAGAATGATGCGAAAATGTTACATGGTATAGGTAAGTATGGCAGCGATAGTTATGAGATTTTCTTTAAGCAGAACTATAGTGTGCAACCAACAGATAAAGAATTGATAAGGTATCTTAATGAACTCAATAAAAGTAAGTGAACTGTTTTACAGCATTCAAGGCGAAGGACGCTATATGGGCGTCCCAAGTGTGTTCTTACGCACATTTGGTTGCAACTTCACTTGTGATGGTTTCGGTATGCCTAGAGGAGAAAAGACTAATGAACGCCACGCCGTGGATGCTTCAAAATATACACACTATAACGCACTACCCCTGGTCACTACAGGTTGCGATAGTTATGCTAGTTGGGATACTAGATTTAAGCATCTTAGCCCTCGCATATCAATCGACGGGTTGGCTCAATCGATTGTAGAGTTATTGCCACACAAAGAATGGCGAGATGAACATCTAGTCATCACAGGTGGTGAACCATTGCTAGGGTGGCAGAAACAATTTCCCTTATTGTTAAGTCATCCATTAATGAAGAATCTCAAAGAGATCACATTTGAGACTAACGGTACGCAAAAACTCAAGCAAGAATTTGTAGATTATCTATATGAATGGGCTGAAGGTGACCCGTTCAGCACACGCAGTTATGATAGCGTCACATTCAGCGTAAGTGCAAAACTACCCGCTAGTGGTGAGAAATGGGAAAATGCTATCATACCTGAGAACATCGTGCAATATCAAGAAGTAGGACATGTCTATCTAAAGTTCGTAGTTGCGACTGAAGAAGATATCAAAGATGCTGAGAGGGCAGATAAAGAATTCAGAGATGCTGGTTTCACTGGTAACACTTACATCATGCCTGTCGGCGGTGTTGATAGTGTTTATAATCTAAACGCAAAGAATGTAGCACTGGCTGCTATGAAGCGCGGTTGGCGTTATAGCGACAGATTGCAAGTACCATTGTTCAAGAACGAATGGGGAACTTGATTTAATTTAATGGAGTAACTAATATGAATGAGTTGATTTTTATTATTGTTTTCGCACCGTTTATTTTGGCAATTGCCTACATTGTGTGTAGCGTTATGCTAAAAACATTGGCAGTAATGTATGCAGATGCACTCAGTCTCATGGGATGGGATACACCTAGAAAGAAACTAGATGCCATTCTATAATAGTAATGACAGGGTAGATAGTTGGGATCATTTTGATCGCAAAAGCCTAGGTACAGAATACAAGTTTCTGTTTTGGCCTAGGCGTTGCTACTTCACTAATAAACTATTGTGGTTGACATACGCATATAAAAAGACCGCTATGTATACTGGTCCCGGCGATCCTGTATTCGAATATAGATATTATGATAAGCATCAGTTTTTGGTAAATAAGTTAAAGGGAAATGTATGAAACTTTATCATAAACGAATAGCATTTATGATCAGCGACCAGCACTTCATACCACATGGTGGTATAGGAAGTTTTTGTAAGGGCTTCACTGAGATGTGCAGTCGATTGAATTGGAAAGTAGATATACTGCTTGACAAATCGCCGCGCAATAAAGAATTTTGTGAACTCATCGAATCACTCGGTGCTAATGTATTATGGCCATTAGAACCATTGAGTTATGCTAACCATACCGCTACATTTGCATTTAGTGATACTATCAACTTTGAAAAGATTATCAACTTCCGCACAGTCATACTAGAAGCGTTTGAAGAAAATATCTATGATATGATCGTATGTAATACGCAGGAAGCGATGACTGCGGCTTATGCAATGACAGTCAATAAGTATATTCCTGTTGTTTTCTACACACACTTACATAGCATGATCTTTAGAGAAAGTCAAGGAAGTGATGTATTCCTTGATAGTTATCATAACTTCTATAACAAGCACATGGAGTTTACTGATATCATTATCGGTACACAGAGCCAAAAGAATATTGACGAACTCACAAAATACGGCGCAACTAACTGTAGATTGTTACGCATGCCTATGAGTGAGCGAGGCTTATTAGAACGATATGCAGGTGTGCGTGAAGGTGTATTGTT